ATATTCTCTAGTCCGACGACATCGGCACCGGAACCAGCTCGATTTGATTGAGATGCTGTCCAAATAGGAAGATTCATATCTTGACCGAGTTGACGTAACTCTTCATATACAAGCATTAACTCGTGCCTAATAGAGTCATAAGATTTAGAGCTTTTCATAATATCTGCGTAATCAATAACAACTAGTGACGGAACAAACCCTCTCATCTTTAGCTTTTCAATATGGTTTCTTATCATGTTAACAGAACATGCTCTCGTTGGATATTCTTTGATAATTAGTTTTCCAAGGTCGTCGTTTTCAGCATAAAACTTTTTAATTTTTTCTCGATTCTCGCGGATTGAATTTGAATTCACACCGACTAGATTAGCATCATATCTTTTACCAACTTGGGTTTCGGCTAGCTCGAAAGTGTAGTGTACAACGTTTTTTCCTCGACGCATAGCTTCAGCGCCCATAGCAACCAGCCAATGAGATTTACCAACACCAGTCGGTGCTACGACAACACCTAATTCTTTTCTACCTAAGCCTCCATCTAAAATTTCTTTTGAATCAAGATAAGGTAATCCAGTTGGACAAGTAATACGCATAACCTCTTGAAAGCGAGCTTCCATATCTTCAAAGAAATCATGCCCTACACTGTGAGGCATGCCGACAGATACGGCTGTTTTCATTAGGTCTATTACGGATTCAAATTTATCGTCTGTCACAAGGTCAACGGCTTGCTCAAGTGCTTCTTTAAAGGCCTGTCGTTTACAAAAATCAAGAGTCTTTTCTTTGGCATACTTTAAGTCGCCAGGATGCGGGTTTGCTCTAACGCGGAGCAGAAACTCAACAATTTGTTCTCGCAATAAACCATCGGCGCCTGCACCAGTGAGTTCTTCACGGATGATCGTAATCAACAACTGCATAGTTGGAAAACATCTGTATTTTTCAAAATAAGCAAAATACCTATCTGTCAAATATTGAATATATTTTAGATCAAAAAAGTGTGGCTTCATAACCTCACTCATTTGCTTAGCCCAGTCTTGATCAGTAATCAAGCCCTGGAATATCTTTTCTTGAAAAGCCTTTCCATACTGGCTGAAATGTGAAGGACCAGAATCGTCAAGCCGAAAAACAGCTGATGCGTTCATTTTTACCTCGTTGTTGTTGTTATTGTATTTAGAAAAAATTTGTGTGGATCAAAAGCGGTTGGCATATTAATGCCTTCTTCGATTAAACTTCTTATCATTCCAATCTTATCCGCATTTGGTCTTTTGTATTGAGACTTTTGCTTAATTTTTATAACTTGGTCTGCAGACAAGTTCGATATATCAAGATACATAAGCTTCCAATTTCTTTTAACTATTTGCTCTGCTTCGATAATACCCTTATGAAACTTTATACGCTTAGCCTCGGGTACTTCGCGGCACAATTTAATTATGTCATCGCACGAAACAAAGCTGTCATTTCTTAACATTGGAAATCTTTTTGCAAGTGACTTCAAACCCACGCCTCGTACGCCACAAATATTGTCGGAATTATCTCCAACAAAACTTCTAGCAGTCGCAAAGTTAACAGAACTTATGCCGTGCTGCTCTCGGACATCTTCATGCGTTATGATTTTTTTCTTTGTCGGAGAATACATGCAAACAGACTCTGACAAAAGCTGATAAAAGTCTTTGTCTGAAGAAGCAATTATTATTTCTCCTTCGAGCGAGTTCTTTGCAAGATAACCAATTACATCATCAGCTTCACAGTCAGAAACATAAATTTGTTCAACAGGCGCATGAGCCAGAAGCCTAGTTGTTGCTGCAACTTGATAATTAAAATTTTCTGCAGAGTCTGGTATATCTTCGTAGATATCTGAACGATTTAATCGTACAGGTTTCCTGTTAGCTTTGTATTCTGATAGTAAAGCTCGACGTCGAGGTGATCCTCCACCTTCCCAAATTACTATAATACGGTCAGGAGAAAATCTTCTTGCATAAGAGCCAAGCGATTTTAAAAAACCTAACGTGCCACCGACATGATGACCGTGTTCACTCATACTTGGTACAACAACATAAGAGCGCACAAATATATTCATAGCATCAATAAGCAACGTTTTCATTTCTTACTCCGGGGATACGAATTCATCGTCGACAATATCTAGAGCAATCTGCCGAACTTCTTCGTATGCTTCGTGATCTAGTTCTGCCGCGGAAGCGTTACCCATTACGTCTGCAAAAGCCGCATTGAACACTGCATCAATATATCCCTTGTATTCTTGATCGTTTAAAACAGCCCCAAATTCGGTCTTATAGAATTTCTTTTCCACCAATTTCTTGTTTCCTTTCTGAACTGTAAGGGTTTTCCAAGCGCCGGTTCCATCAATACTGACCTGTGTACCTTTGTAGTCAACAGGACCATTGTCTTTACAGAACCTTCTCAAGACATCGAACATTTGTTCGTGTTCAAAAATACCTTTGCCAAAATGAATCTCAAAGTTACAGGTTCTAAATGGTGGTGCTACTTTGTTTTTTATCGTTTTTGCAGAAACATTAATGCCGACAATATTCCCCTTTTTGTCTTTGATTTGTTGTCCAGCACCCAACTTGATTCGTACAGATGAGTGAAAAGGGATTGCCTTACCTCCGGGTGTAGTAGTAGGATCTCCATACATAACTCCAACTTTTGTTCGTATTTGATTTAAACAGATAAACAGGACGTTCTCATTTGCGATGACACCTGTAATTTTTCTCATTCCTTTTGAAATAACCCTAGCGTTCAGGCCAATGGTTTCCTTATCATAGTCTCCAACGAGTTCTGCCTTTGGAGATGTTGCCGCAACAGAATCCCAGATGATTGTAATCGGCACATCCTTTTGCAAGGCTTTCGCTTTAAGAATTGTTTTTTCTGCAATCGACAACACTTCTTCAGTACAGTGTGTATCAACATACACAAATCGCTTTTCTATATCGACCCCAAGTGCACCTAGGTTATCCACAGACGTTGCATTCTCTGTATCGATATATACTACAACTCCGCCCATCTCCTGCGTGTTCTTGGCAATCTGAATAGCGATGTGAGACTTACCGATAGAAGGTGGACCAAAAATCTCTACGATCCTCCCTTCTGGAAGACCTCCGTTCGGCTTGCCAGCAACAAGGTAATCAAGTTGTCTTGAACCGGTTTTAATCCATCTATTTACATGTGTTGGACTGTCGTCGTAAGCAAGATTGTAAGCAATCCTGTTTCCATGTTCTTTGTTAAGCTGCTTAATTAAGTCAGACGTGAAGTCGCCTGTTTCATTTTTTTTAGGCACAATTTTCCTCCTGTTGTTAGGTTAATTTACGACTAAAGTCTGGTTTGTACAAACATTTAAGCATAAAAAAGGGAGCCGCAAGCGGCTCCCAAAAAACGTATTGAATACGCCCATGACCAGCATTAGAGGTCAAAATCTTCCAAGTCAGCAAAGGCATCATCGATTTTATTAAAGGTCTTGCCAGTATTCGCTGTCTTTGCCTCTACGCGATGCTCTTTTGTTTCCTCTTGAACTGTTTCGTCGTCTGCGTTAAGCCAGTTATTGATAATGCTTTCAAGCTTCTCGTATGACTCAAGCTGGTAGAAGTCGTCAAGGTTAGGAATTGTCGATACCCAGTTTTTTACATCGGCTGCCGAGCCAAGAGGAGTAGACTTAGGTCTTGGCCGGACATCAGTAGTTGCCCACTTCATTCCAGGTGCCTTAGTACTAAGTACCTTGATGTCATGACCCTCACGAACATCAGTGATGTCTCCATAGTCTGGATCAAGCATTACGTTGAGCAGGCTTTGGTAAACTTGCTTCCCAAAGGCCCAAAGTCTTACGCCTTCACTCTCTTCTCCTCGAACGACTACAGCAGCATAACAACGCATCTTTGGATAAAGTTTCTTTGCTAGCTCATACGACTCCTTTGACCCTTCATCGCGAAGTTTTGTAATCAGTTCTTGGATAGGATCTGGTTTACCAAACTGGTAAGGTGAAAGCAAGCCAGGATTATTTCCAATGTTATAATAGAAATAACGTTCTTGGAAAGGGTTTCCTTCGTTATCCTGAAAACCGATAATACGAATGTTATATTCCTTACCTTCTTCCGGTCGCCAAAAGCGTGCTCTCTTAGAATTAGTGCCTGAAAGTTGTCCAAGCTTCTTACGTAGTGCTTCAAAATCAATAGCCATGTTTTTTACTCCTCAAATGTTTAATTGTTTAATTGTTTAATTGTCTATTGTTGTTTGCCTACATCCAAAGATGCAGACTCATTATTATACAGATGGACAAGCCAAATGTACAAACTATTTTTTCTGTACGAAACTATAAAGTTTTTCAGCTTCAGCGATGATATCTTCAGTAGTTGGAAAAGTGGGCCAAGTGACCGTATTTACGTCGAAAGGCTTATCCCAGTTCCCACTCATCAGATGCACATGTTCTCTTACCCTATCATGTTCCATTTTGTATCTTTGCATCAAGATACCTTCGGCTTGCGATAAAAGATTTGCGCGAAGCGCGTACGGATTGTTGCTACTCATTTTTTTCTCCTGTGTGTTATGAGTTGTGTGTAAGTACTAACATATTGTTAATAATGTTCAATATGCTGTACAAGTAATCATATATTGGTACAAGAGAATGTACAGAATTATTTTTTCTTTTTTCTTCTGTATGGATCGTACACCGGTTTTTCCGGATCATAACTCAGAGGCATTGCAGGACCAAGGCCGGCACCCATTCCCCCAACAGTGCTTGCTTCATCTTGATCTCCGTCCTCCTCAACGTCATATTGAGGCTGTGGTTCATCTCTATGTTTTTCTGCAGATGAATCGGGTTCGCCAAGCAAGTCATCGCTTGTAGCTTCTGCTATAAGGAGTCTAATTATTTTTCTTAGTTCGTTTATCATTGTTTGTTCCATGATTGTGATTTGCCAGAATAAACGAGAAATGCATCTTCGTTTTCAACTAATTCAATTCTCAAACTTTTCAGAGAATTTTGACCTATTTTCAAATAACCTGCTTTTCTCGCCCCCATTATAAGTGCATGCACAAACCCAAAAGATCTTTTTCCGTCCTTATCATCATCTTTCCACTTGTTCGTAAGTTCAACGTAAACTCCTGGACGGCCGGCTGAATCTTCTACTCCGTAGGAAGTTCTTATAAGATCTTTATAAGCGCCGCTTCTGGAAGAACGTACTAACGCGTCAATTCTGTCATACCAGCTTTTTCCTGACGGAGGGTCTTTTATGCCAAGCTCTTTTAGAATTTCTTGTGCTGCCGACGAAGATTCATAAATTTTATAACGAAGGTCGGATAAATTTGCATCTGTTATTGGTCGACCTCGAGACAATTGGTTTGATGTTCTCGATCGATCCTTTCGAAGTGCTATCGGTTCTGGCGTGTTTTCTTCCGAGGGTTTCTTAGAGCTTTCTTTGTTGTCGCCATCGGTGTCGGCCTTTTTATTATTTTTATCGTTTTTGTCTTCTAAAATTAAATTCAAAAACTGTCTAGTCGCTTTATTCATAGCTTTTCAACCTTGATAGGTAATTCATATTTTAATCCAACATCTAGTGTTTCTATTTTTTTTGCATTTTGCTTGTATATAAATATGAGCCCATCATGAATTATCCAGTGTGGAACAATAGAAACAAGTTTAGAAAAATTATAAAACCCTAGTATGGCAGCATCGGCAGCAGAAGACTGGAGCCATAATGCCAGGAGATGCTTATCTCTGGCACCGTCTAGGTTAATAACCCTACCATATAAATTAATAATTTTGTCATTATCAACCTGAGATTCTAGCTCGTTTATAACTTTTTTTAAGTTAAAATAGTCTGAAACTTTGGAAGCAAATTTATCGGTTCTACCTGTTCCATAAAGGGCAGCCATAGTCGCAATCTTTACTTTTGCTCTTGAAGTATCTTTGCTAAAAAGTTCTTTGCGCATGTGTTCATATATATCAACCCGTGGTTCTCGGCCTTGGCTTACGAGTAAGACGTTGGGCTCAATAGATACAAAATCGCAGCAGTACCCGTTCTTAACACCTTTTCTCAAACTAGAGTGCATAGTTAAAACATTCGGGCCTTTTACCACAGAAAGTCTTCCGGTTCTTGTCTTGTTTCTTGTATACACGGGTTTTTGAAGTACTTGCTTTTCCAAGAACGGCTTTACATGAGAATCGATGTGGCTATGTTGTTCTAACAACAGAGACAAATCATAATTTGCAGGTTCTAGATTTTCAATAAAATAGCTTATGTTAGCATGTGCACTAATAATGCTTTCATCGACCGTGTTTATTAATCTTTCATACTGCGCGACATAGTCTTGTACCATCATCTGAAATTTTTTATTGCCGATGTAGAGTGACCATGGCGGAGCAACAGATAATCGGTCCGCGGATTTCATGTAGTTTTCTGGTACAAGCGGTTCTATCTGTTGATCGAATATTTTACCAATTTCCTCAAGTGATCTTACGCCTAGATCAGATACAATTGCATTCTCTGGAATACTTGAAGCCCATTGATAACCACCATTTTCATATATTAGGTGTGAAGACGTTATAAAGTTTTTTGATTTTATTACTAGCATCTATGATTATAAGTAGATTTTGTTTTTTTTACAAAACTTAATCTTCCGCATCACCGCCGAGTGACTGGATTTCAGTGATCATTTTTCCAAAGTTTCCTAATAGACTCTGGTATGTACCAAACTTTTGCAGCGGAACAAATTTTACACTGGTCGTAAAGGAACCTGGAACAAACTTATGGCTTACTCCAGTAACACCGTAGACGTCGTCAAGTGTTGTTCCTGTGCCAAAATCAACAAAATATTGCTGACCAAAATTCATCAATGGGCAGCCAAACATATCTATCGACAGCTGGCCAGGAAAAGTACGCAGTGGCAGCCCGTCGTCGGACCCTCCATCGGGTCCGCCACCAGCAGACTGAGCTCTTTGCATGTGGATAGTCGCCATTCTACTATCCTGCTGAGTTGATAGATTTGCGCTGATCACGGCAGAATATGTTGAGCCATACTTTATTGACGGCATGTTTCTGTGGAACATATACCTAAGTCCTGCCGGGCCTCCTTTTATGCGCACGTACTGTATATCTAGGTTTTGTTGAATTGCATCAATCTCGGCTTGATCTGTTTCTGTTCCAGATATTGCGTCAAAAGCCGGTGCAAGTTCGTTTATTGGAACTGAATTACCATTTGAATCGACACCTTCCAGAATGTCTAAATCAGCCAATAGTGACATCTGTTCAGAGAAATGTGCAGAGTAATTAGACAATGCAATTGCTCTAGTAGAATCGTTTTCTGGTGGATCTTCTCTCGCCCTAAAGGCAGACACAGCAGCCATATTTATACTAGATGACAGAGAGCTTCTTAGAGACTCCCACATTTCAGCAAACCCACTGTAAGATGTGGCCGCTTGATCAAAGAAATGAATCCTAAGAATGGTTGCATTTTCACCACCTGAATCAGCGTCAGCACCAGGAACAGTTTCCAGGTACATTTGTATCGATGGCTTTACGAACTTCTGTTCTGCTCCCGGGCCATAAGCATCTTCAAATATCTTTTTCTTTTCAGCAGGTATTTTTGTTTTGTTTGTCTGGCTATCTTCGTACTTCGCTCTAAGCTGAGATTTTCCTGTCTTTGGATCTTTTTCATAAATCGATCCAAAACCATATATGTCACTTGCAATATTATTAAAAAAGCTGGAGTTCATGAAACCGACAAAAGCAGCTAGTGTCATACTCGGCATTTTTTTTAATTTTTCTTTCAATAGGCTTCGAAAAGTTGAGACATTAATTGGAAAAGATCCAACATCGTCTTCTCGAGCAAAGGTTGCGTACTGATTGATTGGATAAAACATCAGTTGCACCTCATCAAATTTTCCCGTTGCCGCCATTGGTTTTGCAATAAATTCTAGAGCTATTTTAGCAAACGAACTATACCCTCTGCATCTCGTACCATCATTCGACCAACGTATGCCATTAGCTTGACACCCTTTAATAAATGGATCAACACCTTCGCCGATCGCTTGTTGTTTTGCCTGCATTGCAGCTTGAATTTTTGTTTCAAGGCTCTGAGCGCCAACGACAGCCTCTTGCATTGTCGTCGCCAAATCAGTATAATTTTCACTTATGTTTGGAGTGTTTATTATTTGATTGATTGCACTTTGTAATTGGCTAGTTTCTTCAGCAGTCATTGACATCAAAGCCGATACGCTATTAGCTTTTCCCATTACTTGACTGCCGATCATCTCTTCGTTTTCAACAAGATCTGCCCGTACTGCTCTTTTAATCTCACGTATTTTTCTAAAGAGAAGATTAATCTGATCAAAAGTTTGGGCAACCTCCTTGTCAGTTACCATTCTAAAAGTAAGATCGTTGTTGCCCTTCGATACCAACTTTAATTGAATCTCCGCTTCGCCGACTGCATTAAACGACATAGAGGAATTGACAACCTGAAATTTATCTTTTACCCGAAGAGCATTAAGCATCGTTGCAAAAAGATTATCAGAGTTTGACCCTTCTGGGTGAGACCAACCATATTCAGCAAGTATCTCTATATTTGCTAAGCCATCAGGCTTTACTAATTGACCTATTTCAGAAAGCCGAGATCGATCATGCAGCGTTAGAGAAATAGACGCACTTTTTGTGGAAATCATCCCTCTTGCAGGTACTACTTCGACGTCAAAAGATTTTAGAGTCAGAAAAGGACGGAAGCGATCGATAACACTAGCCTGTCTATTTATTGGAGTAATTCTTTCAGGCCCGACATCATAGTGAGGCTCGTTTCCATTAACCAAAGTCTGTGGACTAGTAAATATTTCCATACCTGCAACAGTTGCTGGTGCGTTCTCTGTGACCGGCTGTCCGTTTTCATCATAGATTGGATTCCCTTCTGCATCTAATTTTTGTTGTGAAGGCAGATCCATACCTTTTGGTAAAGCGACTGGCCAAGGATCACCCTCATCTACAACAGCCTTGCCGTCTAAAAACCGTAATAAAGATATTCCATCCCCGATCCGGTTTTCGCCGCCGACGTTTTCGACTTGTCTTGTTTTTGAAATTAATTTTATATCAACAAACGGTTGACACTTTGAAATTTCTATCGTTGGCAAAAGGTTTAGAAAAACTCCTGCGAGTCCAGAACTTCTGTTTGAAAAATTTAATGCAGGATTATGAAACTGGTAAGCCGCTACGTTTGGAGTCTCTTTACTAGGTGAATCGAAATTTGAGTTTATGTCGGCTACTCCTAAGAGCTCAGACATTTTAACAGCATTTAAAAAGCCAAGACCGGTTTCACCAAAAGTTTCTTCTGCAGTCACCGTAAACAGTAAATTCTCTCCTGGATCCCGCATCGAAGCAACTAGTTTTTCAGGTGGTTCAATTTCATCTGGCCCAACTTCAACAAAGTCCTTAACATCTTGGATAAAGTTTCCAGTAAAAGTTCCGCCATCGGTTAAGCCAATTAAGCTTGATAAAAGTTTTTCAAGATCGCTCCCAGGCGCAGTATCCACACTGCCGTCCATTGCTTCAAATGCATCAACAGTCGAGGATGGATCGATTGAATTTCCGGAAGACGCAAGATTTAATAGTCTTGCAACAAACTGGTGCTCACCGATATCTCCGGTGAAGAACCCTAGTTTTGTGATTGCCCTTCTTATGTTATCTGCATTTGACATGTTAGATTAGTGCCGCTATTCTTTCAAGGTTAACTGGTATGTTTATAATAGTCCCAGGTGGTATTTGTAAACCCCAACCTATACCCGAGCATGTTGCTAGTACCCACCATAAGCGGGAGTCACCAAGAAATTTTGCAGCCACTGTATCAAGACGGTCATCTTCCACTGAAGTATACCGCTGAGTTTTAAGGGTACCGTTTCTAATTGATGTCCTAATTCTGTTAATAGAAGAATTTGTTGCTAAGACCTTTCCGCCTCTAATTCTTCGATCTGATCTATATCTATTCATTTTTTAACTCCTAGCTTCCGCCACCAGCGCCCGGGCCGGTTCCTGACTCAATTACATCTGCATCTGGAAGTGCTGATTCTCTAGAGGCTGAACGACGATCAAAACCGCCGCTTGTGCTTGGGTGTGGGTCTTCGCCTGAATGCGGAGATGAACCAGCAACATTGAATACAGCTGCTCTCATCATTCCATTGTTGTCTATTCCAGGAACTATATCGTGTATTGGGGTAAAGGAAATACTTATCTTACAACCGGTAGGTGCTCGATATCCAAAGTCAACGATGTCCCAGTTTATTTCACCGTTTAAACCCCAGTCAAAATTCAACGAAGTTATAACGCCGGCAAGACCACGGCCGGCCGTTGTTTCGAAAGATCGCATAATAGGGTTGTCGTCACCGAATAAACGACGGCGCATTCTTTGCCTCGCGTCAGCGACATCATCCGCGTCTAAAGGTCTAGTGCCCGGGGTTGCGATATCAATATCAGGAAAAAATTCATTGTTTATGCCATGACATATTAATTCTGCAGATCGAGCAGTATTGATGTCTCTATAAGATAGTAAGGCTGTTGTAATTTCTTCACCTGTGGATAAACGCGTGGCGATTCTATCCTTTTGAGGAAAACCAGGAGCTGGTGCGTTTGGCACTAGCTCGCATTTTATTATAATCTCTTCTGCATTTGGACTAGTTCCGCCGAGTGGATTCGCAAAAGGAATATATTCTAAGATCTTAACACCGATATTACCTTCAACAATTTTGGCTGATCGATCGGATGATGCTGTATTGTCCGAAGGATCAAAAGCTACAAGCGGATCATAGGGTGGATCCAATATGACGGTCGATCCAACAGGCCATCCGGTACCATCATATCCACCCAAGGCATCTAGGGGAACTCGCTCAGTTCTTTCTATCACTCTAGCAACAGCGTCTGCACATTCAGCCTCGGTTGGGACAGCTGTCCCGGGACCTTCTTCAAGAATTTGGAACCCTTCATCTGCGACGCCCATAAGTCTTGCGACAGCTTCTCGGCTATAATTAGATTTAATTAAATCACCAACTCTTAATCGAATAACAGGGGTTGCAGTTGTTACCTGTGAAAACGGTTGAACAAACCTTGTTTTACCGAATTGTCCTTCGTGCTCAAGCATTGTTCCTCTTGAGAATTGTGGATAAACCATTGTAACAAGTTTGTTCATTTTATAGTACATTTCTGTCATATCGGCTTTTGTCATTGAAACTAACGTAAAGTCGACCTGTATAGCCCGGGTTGTTTTTTCATATATGTGTACATCTTCGATTCTACCAAAGCCTGATGTTGATTGAAAAGCAGGACTAAAACTATCCGATAATGCATTTAAAAAGGCGTGAAAAGAAACTATTTCATTTGTTCTAAGATCGTGAAAGTAAAATGGCGTGTGTTCAGCTTCAAGCATGTTTTCAATAGCTTCAACCTCTTCTCTCGAGAATCTAGATTTATTTGCCTCAACGGCAGGTACGCCAAGCTTTTTCTTCATTGCGGCACTATCTGGAATATCACCGCCTGAATAAGCCTGTGTTAATCTATTTGCGTAATTAATAGAAGTCTTTGTGTTAGGTCTTTCGAGAGTTACAGATCCAGCAGACGTGGCTCGTGTAGCATCTCCATCCGAGGGTGGCTGAGGGTTATTGAATATGTTTCTCCCTTGTGTGAAAGCCTTTGGGAGCAGTAACAAAGATGGAACGTTCGAAGCGGCTAATCCAATTTTACCAGAGTTTCCTTGATTTGCACCCCTTGAAGATCTGTGACGGTTTACAGGAGAATTGGCCAACCTGTTTAAATCTCTCACCTTAGAGAACCTGTACGGTTGTGGCTGAAGCGCTGAGCCTCCAGAAACGGAAGAAGCGGCTATAGATTCTGATAAAACCATCATCGATCTAATAAATTGCATTGCGCCGCAGTCTCTGAAAGCCTCCATAAATTGCCCATCTGAGATTAGCAATACAAGGTTAGGTCCCACATCAGGAATCTGCGGAAGACCAAAGTTATTTTCTGCACCAAGCAAATTTTTCATTTTTCTAATAAAACTTTTCCAGTAATTGACAAGCCCTGGATCTAATTGTATTTGGTTTTTAATATGCTGAAATCCCATATTAACCATTTTCTTAACCAGGTCATTTGGATCACCTGTTGCCTCAAGAGCAAAACGTGGTAGTGGTAGATTTAAAGTCTGTACGAATTTATAGCCTATGTTTGCAGCAATGTGTGCTTGGCCTTCAGCAATCTCTCCAGTTTCAAAATTTATTACAGACGGTGGGGTAAAGTTACCAAATCCGAATCTGCTGCCTGGAGCAAGAGATGCAGGATTTTCTGGCCTATTAATTAAGATGCCGTTGTAAGAAAACAAACCAAATAAACCATTCATTAGCCCTAAAGCTGGTTCTAGGATTTCTAAGGCCAAATCTAATTGAGCGTTTATTATCTGTACACCTAATTCTGTTGCATCTGCGCCGTATGGAAAATCAGGACTATTAACCACTCCAAAACTGCTTGCAAAATCAATGGCAGTGTTGTTTCCATCAGCTGGACTGTCGGTTGCACCCTGTGTTGAATCAGGCTGACCCGTGACCGGATCAATTCCATTTTCTGGATTAATCTCACCATAGTTAAGGTTTGCACTTTCGCCAAAGGCATCAGGGTTGGATGCACTAGGGTCTCTAGCTAGTTGAAGCTTAGCTTCCGGGAAAGCTTCTTTTGCTCGAAGCCCCGTATTCATCGTAAATGAAGCAATTTGTTTAATTTTTTCTATCTGCGGATGATCTTTTTTAACGCCCGTTTCTGGCTCGATGTAATCTATATTTTCGTAAGGATCAGATAACCTTTCAGCAAAAGGAGTGTCTGGGTTTGTAAGCGCGCTGAATCTTGTTGTTGCTAGAATAGCACTAGTTTTAGCAACAACTTCAGGTTTATTTAAAAGACTATGGCCACCAGTTTGCGCGTTCTTGTCATACTCCGGCCCATCATCTCCGTTAAGATCTTCAAAAAAGCCAAGCCTATCTAAAATAGCAAAGCCATCTCTTATTGAAAGCTCTTCTGCGTTTGATGGAACGGGTGAAACAAAAGCAGCTTGTCCATCAGGCACGTTTCTTAGAGGTGCAGGTCCACCGGTTGTTGAATCGGTAAGCCTTGATACTACGGGGTCAGGCTCTAGTGGGAATTGGTTTTTTTCCTCTAATTTTTCTAAACCCTTAGTGCGCTGTGAAAGATAATCTGAAATATTGTTAATTGTGTCCGAGCTGATGTCATCAATATTAGTTTGAGAAACCGGTGAATTTGTGCCAGGTGTGACACCGCCATAAGGACTATCGCCGGTGGGTTCAGGATTCATTCCACCATTTCTAATTTTTTCAAGTATTTCGCCAATTGTTGCCATTGTTATTCTCCCGCACTCTCTGCGCTAGAAGCACCACCACCTCTATCTGTATTGATTACAAAGAATGGTCCGCCCTCT